AAGAGTATCGGCGATTATTACCCGGCTATTTTGGTAACCGATGGAAATGGAAGCAGTTTTGCTCGATTGCTGACAAATACCTCGACAAATACCGTAACCACCTTGCGGGTGGGCAATGTGTGGTACTCTGCTTTCAAGGTAAAATTTTTCAGTGACGGTACTACTCCGCCGATACTTCCTGTCGGACAGAGCGACACATTTCCGGGGGAGGATTCGGTAGGGGCGAATTTGAAGGTGACATTGTTCCTTATCGATAAGAAGTCGTTTGAATACTGGACGGGTGTCGACAAACAGATTACCGTGGCGGATTATTTCCCCATACCCACATCGATAGCCATGACAGCCGAGATAAACAGCACATATACCCCGATTAAAATCGTGGATTTCACTTTCCTTTCGAGTTACTTTCAGGTGCGTATCAGTTTTCCGAACGGAAATCCTCCGGTGGGTGAGAAATACACCTTCCGCATTTCGGGGTCCGGATTCCTCGCGATATATGATTACGAATACAAGGGAACCGGGATTCTCATTTTGAATATCCCTTTGGGGCCGACACATCCAGACCTTCCACCGGGAACCCATACCTATTACTTGACCTGTTCCGTGTATGGGGTCTCCTCGTCGGGTGAGGCCGGCGTTCAACTCGACTCCCTATCCAAAAACGTGACATTCGACATTCCCGACAGCGGGATATTATAAACCTATAAATACGAAAATTATGATTGAATTAGTGAAAGTCAGCGAAAACATCAGCCGTTCGTTCAATGGAAAAGAGACTGTGGAAACCCTGCAAGCGGTCAATTACCGAATTGTGGAGAATGGAGTGGAAAAAGGCCATGTCACTGTCGGGCAAGGCAGTTTTAACATGAATGTCTATTCCATGACCTCCACGGTCGAGGAAACGAAAGCTCTGGTGGAAAAAATGTTCAACACATTATCCGATGGCAGCGATGAGTGAAAAAGAGCCCATAGTGAAGTACTCGTGGGAGGATATTAAGTTTACCATTGGCTTTGAGGAAAAGAACGGGAGCCCGATCGATGCCGAGACGAAGAAGTTTAAGTTCATCTACAAGGACGAGGCCGGTTGTTGTTGCGAAGTGAGCTACGACGGAAAGACACGAAAAAACTGTGTGTTCCGTGACGGAGTGCTGTACGGCATATTCAATTCCGGGACTTTCCGCTATGGATTGCTCACGGTCGAGAGGCACTACTGGATAGAGGATGCCGATTTCGATGACGGCAAATGGGACTATGGCGATGTTTACAAAACCAATATAATCATCAAGTGATATGGCAGATAGTGATTGTATAATCGTTCATGAGCAGGTGGTAGTACCCGATGCCGCCGTGGTGGAGGAAACTGTTGCCTTGCCCGGTGAAAAAGGTGACAAGGGAGACCCTTTTACCTACGACGATTTTACGCCGGAGCAAATCGCCGAGCTTCAACGTCCTGCGACAGAGGCGGCGGCAGTCGCCAATCAAGCAGCTGAAAAGGCAAACAAGGCGGTCACGGATATAAAGGTTCTCGGTGTCACGTTGACGGCAGAAGAAGCAAAACGGGAATCGGCAGAAAGCAGCCGTGCCTCGGCGGAGAGTGAGAGAGCCGAAGCGGAATTCCAAAGAGAGACGAGTTTTTCCCAAATGCAAACTACGCTCGAAGGGCTTATTACTGATACCCGCACAGCCACATCGAACGCCAACACAGCGGCAGGAAATGCGGAGAATGCCGCAACGGAAGCTAACAACTCGGCAACTCTCGCTAATGCGGCAGCCAATAAAGCGAACCAAGCGGCGGAGAGCATAGACGATAAAATTTCAGGGAAACAAGACAGATTGATTAGTGGAGATAATATCGAAATAAAAGACAATGTTATTTCTGCGCAGGGGATAAACGGGAAATTATTCGAAGATACGAGTAAAACCTACCAGCTGTATTATTTTAAAAACGGTTTGTTTTTTTATTGCAACAAGGATAGCAGGCTTGCCTGTTGGAATGAACAGACAGGAGAAGATACTGTTTATGATGAAATCACGTTAAATATACATTCATATCAATATATTAGAAACTCTTGCTTCGTTTATAAAGACGGTAAAATCATTGTACCTAACAGTAGTGCCATCACCTGCTGGGATTTAGATACACGAACTAAGATATGGACTTTATCAGAACCGTACTATGATTGCAACTTCGTCGAATATAAGGACTTCGTTTATTTTTACAAAAATGATGGCGTTCTACGACTGATAGACTTTGAAACCGGTCTCACTGAAAAAGAATTCGATCTGAAAGAATTGTCCGGAGCCTCCATTTCAGATATTCAGAATTTCGGACAATGCGAATACAACGGATTCAATTATTTCCTGTCGTACAATAATTTGTTTAAAATCGACAGTTCCAACGGCGATATTTCATTTGTCGGGAAAATAGAAGGTTCAGGATATAACATTATCGTCTATTTCAACAGTGCGGCTTATGTTATCAGCCATCAAAAGATTTGTACGATAGAGATGTCAAACATAGAGAACGGAACTCTTGCCAAGAAAAACGAAGCGGGATATACCATGAATACTTATGTCAATGTTTCCCCAAGCGATTCATTGATGGGCAATGCGATTTATGGTTATGGATATAAACTCACTTTCAACAGCTTGTACTATAATATTTATGTATATGCAGATATAAATATGGACGAATATGTCGGGAGAGTGATAAAAGGAGATTTCGGGTATATTCAGATCCCTAACCCGAATTTGGGAAATGGAAAACTTCTGTATCCGAGGTATAAAAAATTCAATTGATATGATACAAGTTAAAATATACGACGAAAGAGTCACTAATATTTATTATGGCGAAACCCTGATAGAAGGATTCATACGAATAGATTCTATCCCATCTCCCGAAGAGATACCCGGAAAAATACCCGTGATGTATTACCGGAACGGGGCGATAGTCTATGAGTACGAGGAAGCACCGGAAACGACGGAGGACGGCACGGAAACACCTCCCGTACCAATGGACTACGGAGAAACGGTAAACGGATTGATCCGTCGGAAATATACCTTGTCGGAGGAGTTGGCGATACTTCGGCAAAGAGATACGAAAGCAGAAGAGTTCAAGGCTTATAACGCCTATGCGGAATCCTGCAAAGAGGAGGCCAGATTGTTAATCGAAAAACAGAAACATTGATATGGGAGGGATAAACGAGGCTACGGAGGTAGCCAGAGGGATAAGCGAACAGGGGTTCTTGGTGATGACCGCAGCATTCTTCTTGGTGTTGTCGGCCATGATGATGGTGGCCTGCTTCAAGTGGTTCAAATCGATTATCACCAAGAGTATGGAGGATTATGGAGAATCCCTGAAAGAGCTTATTGAAAAGACGAACGACCAGAATAATATGTTGTCCGACATATCGGAAGGTCTTAGACCGGAAACGCAGCTTCGGATAAAGAACATATCGAACGTGTATTTCGATTTGGCCGTCGAAAGGGTTTGCAGAATCATCAAGAAGGTTAGGGACGAGAACCATATCGCCGACAAGGAGAAGACCTCCGGTAAGATACATACTTTGTTGACGAACCAGTACGAGGACAGGAACAGCCGTTTCGATTACTTTACATATCGTGGTAAACGTCTTTCATGTTATACCAATCCTGAATGGATAGAATGGGTGGCAGAGGTAGTTACAAGCGAGGTGTATTCTGGGAATGTGAATAACGGGCGGGCATATACGAATGTAGTTTCTGTCTATGACCGTATCAAGCTCGATTTTTATCACCGATTAAATAACGAATAATATGAAGAAAATTTTGGAAAGAATCAAAGGGTTGTTATTGTCTATTCCCCACGACAAGCTGCTGCATTTTATCGCAGGAGGTGTCATCGCCTCTTTCTTCGCCATCGTGATAGGTGCGACGGCGGAATATTGTGTGCTGTTCTCTGCCATAGCGGGCTGTATCAAGGAGGCTGTCGACGAGTGGAGGAAGCCGGGGGCTTGGTCGTATGCCGACTTGCTGGCTACCATACTGGGAGGGCTGGTGATTCAAATCGAGGTTTGGATTGCCTGACGAAAAAAAATGAATTTTTATAACCCGGCGACGGGAAAGCGTTCTTTGACTTCTTGGAATCACCGTTTGATTTATCGTAAAAAAGTATAAGAATTGGTTGCATGTTACGATATTTTTTGTTACTTTGCAACAAGATGATAAGCGATACCTATAAATACGATAGCGTTACGGTTGCAAACTATATCATTGCGTTTGCTAACCAGAATAAGTTTTTCATTAACATGACTAAGCTTCAAAAGTTGTTGTATATAGCTTATGGAGTATATCTTTACGTAAAGAACGAACGCTTGACAAACGAGCACCCTCAGGCTTGGCCGTATGGTCCGGTTTTCCCGACCACTCGAAATAAATTGATAAAAAAGGATTTTTCAGAAATTTCCCTTTCTGATGAAAACCTTGAAAAAATAGCCCGTGATTCCGAAATGGAATCTCTGATAAAACTGGTCTTTGGCAGCTATGGTTCTAAAACTGCCGCCTATCTGACGGAATGGTCTCACAAGCCCGGTTCTCCGTGGGATAGGACCGTTAAGCAGCCTTCATTCAGCTGGGGGGATAGAATCCCGGATAGTTATATCCAAGAGTATTTTAAGACACTAATTTCTCCCAAAGCATGACTAAACAGAAAGATTCTTTTAGCGGCTTGGATTTACGTAGTGAGAATGGTGTCCATATTTCTCCCGACTCAAATTTGGGCGATATAGACGACAAGAATTTATCCGAACAAATACGGGAGCGATATTCACAAGATACACAATTTCGTAAACATTTGGCCAGATGGGTCATGTGGATTATCCCCATATGGTTATTCATAGTAATTGCCATTCTTGTATTTTGCGGGATCGGATTATTTTCATTGGGACCGGAAATATTGATAGCTCTACTGGCTACGACAACTATCAATGTATTAGGTTTAGCCAATATCGTATTAAAGGGTATTTTCCCGAACCGAAAAAAATAAACATTGTTCACATGGATACAAAAGGTTCATTCCCCTATGTCCAGAACTCGTCCGATACGGATTCTCAACCTCCGATACCGGCTGATTATTCTCCAAAATTCGATGAAAGTTATTTAAATTCTTTAATCGAAAAGGCTTACCCTCGTCTAAAAGATGTCGACCCTGTACAATGGCTCGATGAATTGAGGAGAGAGGATTGATAATGCCTCCGGCCTACGTTTGTCCCATTTTCAATAACGGATAAGCCTAACCCTAAGGCTACTCTCCCATACATTCGTTACAAGCGGTGATTCTAAAAAAGTCACCGCTTTTTTTGTCGCCAAAAATGAAGAATGGATATGAAATACTTCACGATGAAAGAACTCACAAAGAGCTCGACGGCCGATAAACTGGGTATAGACAATACCCCTACTCCCGAAGCGTCGGCCCAGTTGTCGAACCTTGTCACCCATGTTTTAGATCCCTTGCGGGAGATGTACGGGAAGCCGATAACCGTCAATTCGGGCTATCGTTGTCCCAAACTCAATGCCGCTGTGGGTGGTGCGAAAAACAGCCAGCACATGAGGGGTAATGCGGCGGATATAACGGCAGGGAGCAAGACGGAGAATAAGAAGCTGTTCGAGTTGATTCGGGATAACCTTCCCTTCGACCAGCTTTTGAATGAGAGCGATTACAGTTGGGTGCACGTGTCTTATGTGTCGTCATCGAAGAACAGGAAACAAATACTGAGCCTATGAGACATATCGTATTCCTATTATTGTTTTTGGCTATCTTGGCTGCGACGAGTTGTACCAGACATGTGTATGTTCCGGTGGAAACGACAAAGAGCGACACGGTGTATCTGAATCGTGTGCAGCTCGATTCCATATACATGCGGGACAGTGTTTTCATCGAGAAATCGGGAGACACGATACGTGAGTCCCAATACAAGTACATATACAGGTTCAAGGACAGAATCGATACGCTGTATATATCCAAGACGGACAGCATACAAGTACCCTACCCCGTCGAGGTAGTAAAGTACAAGACTCCCCGATGGTGCTGGTGGGCTCTCGGTGGCATTGTCTTGCTGCTTGTCCCTTACATCATGAAATGGATAACAAAATTGAAAGGACTGGGTTTCTTGATATAATTTGATTTACGACTCTTTCGGGGCTTCGGAGTATAAAGAGGAAAGCCTCAATCTCTTGCTGCTCTTCCAAAACTAACAAGAGACAACATCACGGGGAATGTTACGAGGCTTTCACAGCCTTTAAACAGGAACGTGATGTTTTTTATTGTGTCAACAATCTATAATTTAACAAATATTTAAAAAGCAAGAGATATGAAAACCAATGAAATCTTTGAACACGTCTTGCAAATCGTTTGCGAGGAATGTGAGCTGTGTTACGGCGAATTGATTAACGGGGCGAACAAAAATGCGGTCGACGCACGTTGCCTGCTCATCTGTGCGTTGGTATCGCTCGGCTTCTCCGAGGAGAACACCGCCGCTTATCTTTCCATGACCAGACAGGGAGTGAACAAATTGAAAAACAGCCTGAAACAGCGGTGTTCGGGAAGTTTTATTCTGACAACGACAAATCAACGGGTCAGCAACAGGATAGCCACCGAAATCCGAGGATAGCAACGGCAATAGCCATACGTTTGTATGCGGCCGATATTGGCCGTAACCATCAATTATATCTATATGGAAAGAACGTATGTTTTCAATCAAGAGCCCAATGGTGGCGGAAGCAAGTTCGACATCATGGCTTTATTGCCCAACCTGATGGGTGGTAAAGGGGTCGATCCCGGACTCTTGGCTCTTCTCAATCAGGGAAGGAACAATCAGGACGCTTGGGGCGGAGGCATGTGGTGGATTTGGATTATCCTGCTGTGGTTCTGCTGGGGCGGTAACGGATTCGGAGGTTTTGGCAACCGGGGCGGGCTTCCTGCCGAGTTGAACGGCGATGTCGGACGTGAATACCTGATGTCGGCCATTCAAGGGAACGGTAATGCCATCAACCAACTCGCTTCGTCCTTGAACTGCTCTACCCAACAGTTACAATCCGCCTTGTGCAACATTCAGGGCTTGATTCAGGGTGTCGGCAACCAAGTGGGCATGTCCGCACAACAGATCATCAACAGCATTCAATCGAGTAATTGTACGCTGGCGACTCAAATCGCAGATTGCTGCTGCAAGACGCAAAACGCAATCGAGAGACAAGGATATGAAACCCGTATCGCCACCTCGGAACAAACCCACTCCCTCGTGGACAGCGGCAATGAGAACACTCGTGCCATTTTGGCGAAGCTGGATTCTATCCAAACTCAGGCTTTACAGGACAAGATCACCGCTTTGACGGCAGAGAAGGCTACTTTGGCGGCTGAAATCTCCCAACGGAACCAGAATGCGACCATTCTCAATGCGGTAGGGCAACAGATTGCTCCCCTCGCTGCCGGTTTGCAGGCTCTCCAAAGCGATGTGGACGGCATCAAGTGTAAATTGCCCAATACCGTTCCCGTGGTATATCCGAACATTCAGGCTGTAAACACGGACTTGTACCGGGCTGCCGCTTATGGTGCTTATGCGGGCGATGTCGCATACGGACGCAGCGGTTACGGATGCGGTTGCAACAACTACTGGGGTTAATTCCAGTAAGAAAGGAGGTATATATGTGGCCTAACTTTTTTACAGGGTTTCCCTTTCCGTTCCCGACGCTGGGCAGAGTGAATTACAACACTCTTCCTACGGTGGCGGTGACGGTCGGCACGGAGAACGTGACTTTGGAACTTCCAAACCATGCGTTCCGTAACAGGGACTATGTGGGAGGATTCTATATCAATCTCCGTCAGGAGATACCCGCCGGAACGACCGCAACGCTTCCCATTCTCATCGGGACGAACGGGGACACGAGACCTCTGCTGGCTTACAACAACGAGCCGGTGACGGTAGAGAATATCGCCGGTACGGGGATCTATGAAATCCATTACAACAAGTACACCAACGAAGTGTACCTTGTCAACGGTGGGTACAGACCTACTACGGCGACGGCGGCAACCAACATCGCTGCCAAAAGCAAATAATTAACACGGGGCTGCCTTTTATCGGGCAGTCCCATTAAATCAAAAAACTATGTTTCAGAATCTTCGAGCAAACAACCAGTTATTTATCCTTCATAAGGACGAAAATCCCTTAGTGGATATAGGCTCCGTCGTCAGCGTTTCGGCTGCGAAGCCCAAATACCCCATGCCGACACCTATCGGGCAGATACCCCAGATGGAAATGGTGGTGGACGTGGTGGTCTGCGTGAACGGGCAGAACACGACGTTCCAGAATTTGCCGGCAGGTGCGGACATCGCTGACTTCGGGCAAAACGGCAACATCGTCATATCTTGTTCCAGAGAGGCCATGAACTCGGAAGTGTCGGCTATCCGGCAAAAGAGCTTGGACGAACTGAACCGGCGTAATTACCACGAGAACGTGATTTCCGGGTGCGACAAGATATTGACAATTTTGAATCCCGAATTTGCGGAAAAGCAAAGGCAGGAGCAGGAGATTGCCACCCTCAAAGGGCAGATGTCCGAAATGAGCAGAAGCATGGCCGACCTAATGGCCATGAACAAGAAACTGATGGAACAGCTCGGTGTTGCTGAAACTAAAAACAAAAAGTAATATGGGAATGTGGTCAATATTAGAAGAAGGCCGTGGATATGAAGGATTCAATGAACGCGGCGGTAGAGAGCTCGAAATGGCCTACAAGGAAGGTTGCGAGCACGGCTACAAGAAAGGCTATGAAGCTGCCATGCGGGAAATGCAGGGCGGCGATATGGGCTTCCGTGGCAATAATGGCGGCAGTTACGGCGGCGGGAATTATGGCGGAGGTTCTTCCAGTGGAATGAACAACCGTTATGCTCCCGGTTATCCTCCTTCGTACTATGACGAAATGGGGGAACGCAGACGCAGACGTGCCAACGGCGAGTTCTATTAATCGGGAGGGGAGAAATCCCCTCTCTTTTCAAAAACATAAAAAAGCAGTGTTATGAACCAACGATTAGACATTT